GCTGGAAAAGCTGAAGTTGAAACAACTGTAATAGTTGTAACGACATTATCTATTCCACCATTTAATGTAGTTGCAGCTGATGTTGGAATAGTTCCACCAAAGTATCCTGTACCATAACCGAATGCAGGAGTTTGAAATGTTGGACCTATAAAAATATATGGAGTTGTAGTTAAAGATCCACCTGCAGTAACACCAGTTCCTGTTTCATTTGATGGCATCGTAACTGTAAAAGTTCCTGATGTTGGAATTGTTTTAACTTCAAAAACATTTGTTGTAAAATCTGCTGATGTATAACTTGTAGTAGGTGCTCCTGGAGTTGTGACACTTGTAAAGATAATATAATCTCCAACTTCTAATTGATGACCTGCTTTATTAATTGTAACTGTTGCTGATCCAGTTGTAGATGTATAAGTGCAAGATGTTAGAGCTGTTCCAAGTGGAGTAATATCATAAAAAGAACCTTCATAATAAATAACTAGTAATTTTGAAGTTCCTATTGCTGCATATCTTTTACCATCTAATGCCGTCCACGTATGCTGGTCGCGCGCGGGACCTGCCATGGTGCTAGCAACGAGTTGCTGGAATCCACCTATTTTTTGTGGTTCGCCATAACGAAATCTAATATTATCACCATCAATCCATTGCCCTTCGGCTCCGGTTGCTGTTTGTTGTTTATTAAATCCAGGCTTAAATTGTATCTTCTGTAAAGGCATAAGTACCTATTATATATCATTATTTTATAATGTAACGCGATATATTACATTAAATGCTGTATTAATACCATACAAGATATCCACGCCCATAATGTATTAAAACCTATTAATGTTGGAAGTAATTTTTTATTAGATGCCCATATTAATGTTAAACTTGTAAATAATGTAAAAAAATATAGCCACCATAACTGTATTTTAAATATTAATCCAGGTACAATAATTAACGCTTTTGTTAACCAACTTAAGAATTCAACTGTATTATAATCTGTCCAATATTTTTTAGTAAAAAACATTCCATATGTTTTTTTAATACTTTTAAAAGAACAGTGATTATAAACTATTATTGTTAATACAAACCAAATTAATGTTGCAGTTAATATTTGTATTGATGTCATATGTTATCTACCCATAATTTTATATTCCAAGGTTGCCACTGAGCATAAGGTTCAAAATGATCTTTAAAATCGTGTGTGTTTCTAATGTAGTCATAGTCTTTATTTTTAACATATTTAACTATACTTTCTAATTTTGGTTCTTTATTTTTTTCATATAATTTTTTACTTTCTTTCCAAAATTTTGTATTATAAATTGAACCGTCTTTATAATGATATAATATAAAACTTTGTATTTTTAACATATAATCTACTAACCATTGTTTTGCTTGTTCTGGACTTTGTCTTTTGTTTATAATCCACTCCCAGATAGTTTGATTCCATTTAACATAAGAACACACAGCAGTTGCTTCCAATGGCTCTAAAAAAAATAATCTATTACCGTTTAGTATAATTCTGTTATCTATAATAGGTTCTTTTGCTAGATATTGTTTATAAGGAAAATGATTATGTATTTCTTTTACACCTAATAATTCTTTAAAATTTTCTTTTGCTTTTTCAATAGATGTAATTTTACTATTAAAATTATATCCTAAAGAAATTTTATCTTTTAAAGGTATATAAAAACACCAACCATCTGGTGTAGCAATTGTTCTAGTCCATTTAACATAATCTTTTTCAGGTGGAAGTTTTGATAATAATACATGATTTAATGGATTAATAAGTTCATGATAATTAGAGAAATCTTTAGGAGTTCCTCTGCAATCAAATATATAATCTGAATCTATTTTATCATAATTAGGTATATTTTGATTTTTAATTTTTACCTCTTTTAAACTATTAATTACATAATCTTGAAATTCTTTAGGTTCAAAATGAAAAGCAAAAGTTCCTATAGGAAAAGGATGCCATATTTCTTTATTTTTTTTACCCCAATTTTCAAACATTATACCTGTTTTTTCGGTAAAAGAAAAATCTTTAAGATTGGTAAAAGAAGTGCCTATTGTATCCCACATTAAAATAGGAACTGTTAAATTAGTTGCTTGTCCTACTGGAACTGGACTAATTTCATTGTCATGAATTAATTCTACCTCAACTGGATTATTAAGATAACGTGTATATCTAGAATAATGTAAAGCAGTTAAAACACCAGCATTACCTCTGCCTAGTACTGTAATTTTCATTTTTTAAACCAACTTGGAAGTCCTAAATGTTTTCTTTTATCAAATATATTTTCTTTTGAGCCTTTGGTAGATGCGTTATTGTAATGCAAAAATACCTGTGCACAATCTTCTCCTTTAAATGAATCTCTCCAATGTTCTAAAATATTTCCTCTATATACTAGCATATCTCCTGGATTTAAAATTACTTTAATTCCTTTAGTATTTTCTGAAACATATTTACCATGCACAAGATTTCCTTTTTTAGGATTAGGTTCAATAAAAATAGGCCATTCATCTCCTCCTAAATTTAAAGTTGTAGATATTTCACAAGAGAATCTATCTTTGTGGCGATGTAATATATCTCCTTTTTTATAAATACGTGCATATGAATATGTTGGTATTAATTTTAACTTTGTCTCTTTTTCCATAATAGGTTGCACTGCCAATAACAAAGTTTCCATAGCAATATCTGCATAATGCGAATATGTATTAGGAACTTGATCGTCTGTCCAAACTCCAAATTCAGTTGCAAATGGAGAAATATATCTTTCATTAAATAATGTTTGTGCAACTTGTCTTTTCATTAAAAAATAATTAAAAACAAAATTTGCTATTTTTGGATCAATTGCTTTTTTTATGACAGTAAAATTATCTTTTTTAAAACTATACATTTTTTAACATTCCTTTCTCTATTGCTTGTATATTAAAATGAATAAATCTAAAAGGCTCAGAACCATCATCTACAGCGTATTCATGTGGTAAATAACTTGGAAAAATAATTAAAGTCCCTGGTTTTGGTCTAAAATTAATTATATTTGAAGCAGGAGTTATATCTAATATATTTTTTTCTTTTAATTTTGTCATTACAGCTCCTGATCTTGGGTCATGAAATATTGGGTAAGATGTATTTTCAGAGCATTTTAAAAAATAAAACCCAGAAACATGATTATTAGGATGTGTGTGAATAGAATGATGGCCTCCTCCTTTTCTAGAAAATTCTTGAACCCACATTTCACTAAATACTGTTTTATATTCATCTATTTTAAATCCTTGTATATTTAAAAAATCTATTGATTTTTGGTTTATATAATTTGTTAAATCTCTAAAATTATTATCATTAAATAAATTAACTGAATGATAAGTTAGTCCAAATCCTTTAGTTTTTTTTGTTTGTTCTTCAGAAGTTTTATAAGCTTCTTTAATATATTTATCTGTATTTTTTATAGAAGATTTTAAAAATTCTTCTTTGATTTCTACCCATATTGGAGTTTGAAAATAATTATTCATATTATTTAAATGGATATCCTAAGTTCCAAAGAACTAAAGAGTATCTTGTTCCTTTCGTTACGGGTTTAACTCTATGCCAAACAAATGAAGGAAATACTATAATAGAACCTTTTGATAATATCTCTGTTGCTTTAATTAAATGTTTAGATTCGTCTCGCATGTGTGGATCATATTGTCTATAATCAAATTCTAATTCTCCTCCTTCATAATCAGATCCATCACTAAGTTGACAAGTAACAGATAATTTTCTTATTTTTCCAAAATAATTTTTATTATTTGGATCACTGTAAGGTTCTTCAAATGAATCACAGTGCCAATCATAATATTGATTTAATTTATATTTTGTAAATTGACAAGCTTCAGAAAAATCCCAATCAAAATTCCAACCTGCTAATTTATTTGCTTGATGAATAAAAGGATGTATTTCTTTATAAATCCAACTATCACTTAACCAAACAATATTGGAATTTCTTTTTTTCTTTAGATCTATAATTTCATCCTCATTTAATGGATTATTTTTTAAATCCCTCTGTTTTCCCTGAGTTCCAGTTATGGCTAAATCTTCTTTATGTTGTAACCCATATTTAATAATTTCATCACAAAATTTATGTGTTAAAGCTGATTTAAAATACCAATAATAATTAGATAGATTCATAAGTCATAGTTAAAATTGTATTTATTTTTCCAGTTTTATTTTTTGTAATAAAATATTTTTGTATAGAAGGAAACATTATAAAATAATTATTTCTAATAGGTATTGCCCATGTTCTATTCTTTCTTCTATTATCATTATATTCAATAAGTATATTACAAGAATTTTCTTCTATACCAACTCCATATACACAAGTATAGTCTGCTGAGTTTTTTAAATCTAATGGTTCGACTAATCTTCTTAAAATAGATTGTTCTCCTAAAATATATAAATTTCCAAAACAATTTTTATTAATTAAATTTTTATTGTAATTTATTTTAAAAAATTCTACTAAATAGGTGTCCAACATTCCTAATGCTTTTGAAAAAGGTACTTTATAATCTAAAGATGAATAATCTAATAAATTTTCACTGACTGTATCTTTTTTTATAAAGGAAGAAAAAATATTTATTTGTAGTTCATCTCTATCAATTTCAAAACCCTCTGGCATTGAAACATATCCTTGATATAAATCAATTTCTGATAATACTTTCTTTTGCATTGAAACTTTATATTACAATTGAATATAAAAGTAAAATATTAAAGTCTTAATGCGTTAAACATGCTTAAATCATCATTTAAAATAGGGGTTATTTTAAATTCTGTTTTATCCCAACTTAAAGTTCCTTCATTCCAAATAAAACTATCTGGATACTGTACACCATTAATTGTTGTATATGTTTGTTCTGGTTTTGGAATAGGTGATTCCCATGTAAAAGTTGTTTCATTTAAAATCCAACTATTATAAGGTTTTTGTGGAATAAAAGCGTTTTTATTAATATCCCAAGTCATCCCTATCGCTGCATAATTTCCTCTAAACGCTTTTGATTGATCCCCCAAACTTAAATCGTACTTAGTACGATCAAAGCTAGACTCTTTAGCACGATCAGAATTATAATATTTACCACCAATAGTGTTATATGAAGTTTGTATCCATAAATGAGCCGGCCAATTATTATGTGTTTGTAAATATTGTTGACCTAATTCTTCTTTTTCAATTCCATTTTCATCTAACATATTAACATTATCTAATGTTAATACTGCTAAGACTATGTTATTTTCTGATATTTTTGCAAAATGAGCCATAATTTTATTTAAATTTATACCTTATTATAACAATTCCAGATCCTCCACTACTAGGGCCAGAGAATATTCCTCCACCACCACCTCCAGTGTTTGTAGTTCCAGCACTTCCTGTAGGTCCACCTCCACCTGCTCCACCTTGTCCACCAAATGCTGGAGCATCACCCGATCCTCCACCAGCAAAATATCTTAAACTTGGACTAGGTCCTGGTGTTCCAACTGAAGGACTTGGGTTAATGGATGTTCCAGTACCAATTCCACCTGGTCCAGCACCATTAGGAGGTTGGTGATTACTTCCTGTGTTACCAGCTCCGCCACCTCCGCCACCTCCGACCCATCCTGCTCCAGAATTTCCAGCTCCTATTCCACCATTATTTCCTTGAGGCGGACTTACAGGAGGTGTATTTCCAGATCCGCCAGCTTTACAATCTCCGCTATTTGCTGCAGCGCCTCCTCCTCCAGATCCACCTGGATTACCTGTAGCTCCTGGACCATTTCCACCTGCTCCACCTGTTGTAGAAGTTATAGTTGAAAAAGTAGAGGGACTTCCTCCTCCACCTACTGTTATTGGATAACCTTGTACAGTTACTGGAAAACCACCTGTTGCTGGATTTGGAAAAGATTGTCTAAAACCACCTGCTCCGCCTCCTCCGCCACCTACTCCACCAGCTGTACCTCCAGCTCCTCCACCGGCTACTACTAAATAATCAACAGTTGTTGAACCTTTATCGTTTCCTAAAGCAGAAATAGTAAATGTTCCTGGTCCTGTAAAAGTGTGTATTTTAAAAGATCCATCTTCTGTTACTGTTCCACCTGTTGCTATAATAAATTTTGCACCCGGTCCTCCTGTAAAACCAAATCCTTTTGCTGATCCGGCTCCTCGTGTAGATTGTACAGGCATTCTTTCTACTCCTTATTTAAATTGCGTTTGTGCTGCTAATACTGTGTATGTTGATGCTGCTGTTTTAAGAGCTGTATAAGTGTAGACATCATTAGATGAAGCGTTTCCAGCTGTTGGAGCCGATCCACCTTGATAAACTACTGTAACGTTTGTAGTTGTTCCATCAACTTGTACTACGTTATTATAAAATGTTGTGTTGCCTTGTTTTGTAATTAATGCAACTGTTGCTGATTCACCTGTAGCTAGAGCCGCGTTTAATGCAGTTGAAGAATTTCCTCTTAAATTAACTGTAAAGTTTGCACCTAAATCAACGTTTTGAAAATAAACAGCTTGAGTAAGTACGTCATATGTAAATGTAGTTAGAAATGTAGTTGATATAGTTGCAGCTTCAAACACACCAAATATTTTAGATTCACCATTTAATGTAATTCTTCCAAGATCACCTTTTGGAGTTAAAGTTAATCCAACATTTGTATCTCCACCTGTCGCAGAAATTACTGGAGAATTTCCAGCTGCAGCGTTAGCTATTGTAATTTCATTTGTAGCTGATGCAGTTGTTGAAAATTTAATTTGTTCATTAACATTCTCATCTATAATTCCGTATGTATTTCCAACTATAATATTTTTTGAATTTGTACTTAAGTTTGCTGCAAGTGTTGGATTAAAATCATTAGATAATTTTCC